TTAGTCGATCCCGCTGCAATCAAAGTTTTACTTAAAGCAATGAAGTACGATCGGAGTAAGAAGGTGGCAGTTAAAAAACGTGGTGCAGCACCTCGTAAGGTAATTAAACCTGGTGCGTCCGCTCCTGCACAAACAAAACAAGCGCGAGCCGGTCGGCAAGCTATGGAAAAGCTAACGAAAACTGGCAGCACGCAGGATGCAACAAACGCATTTTTACAACGTTGGTCTGATGGAGCTTAACTTTCTAATACAAGGACCTAAACATGGCTACGTATCAAACATATACGCAGGTTGGTCTGAAGGAAGACGTCAGCGATATTATTTCAAATATTTCGCCAACAACGACGCCTTTCCTAAGTTCAATCGGCACCGAGAGTGTTCATAACACTCTGTTTCAATGGCAAGAAGATTCTCTTGCCTCGACTGCAGAAAATGCAGAAGTTGAAGGCTTTACGGCTAGCAGTGCAACACTGTCGCCAACCACAATGCGTTCAAACCACACCCAAATTCAATCGAAAACCGTAAAAATCTCTGGCACTAACGATGCTGTAGATGCTTACGGACGCGCACAAGAAACAGCGTATCAACTTTCGAAGAAAGCCGCTGAGTTTAAGCGAGACATTGAATTTAACTTGGTTGGTGACCGTACTACTGGTGGTAACAACGCTGCTGCCGGTAACGCCACAACTGCTCGGTTTACAGCAAATATTCACGGTAATGACGCCGGATCAGCTGCTGTTATTAACTCTGCCGTTATCGAAGATGTAGGTACTAACAGTACTGCTGCAGCCCTAACGGAACAAGACATCCTAAACCTTGGCGACAAGCTATATGACGAAGGAGCAACAGCTTCAGTGCTTATGATTAAGCCAGCTGACTCTTTGGTCATTGCAGGATTTACGCGTTCTGCTGTTGGCTCAGGTAACGCTCGTCAAGAGCACTTTGTTAACGGTGGTCGCACATTGATGAACGTGGTTGACGTTTATATTTCGCCCTACGGCGAGTATCGCGTCGTGATGAACCGCTTTATCAAGACATCAACCGCACTTCTTTATGATCCGGAGAACTGGAAAATTTGTGAGCTTCGCCCAATGACGCGCGAACTGCTTGCTAAAACCGGTGATGCGGACACTCACATGATGGTAACCGAATACGGTCTGAAGCACGCTAATTACAAGTCTTCAGGCATGCTCCGTTACATCAGCTAGGTAAGTGTGCCCGCGGGGATTTTGCTCTCCTTTGCCTCGCGGGCACCTCTACCTAAAAGGTTAGACATGACAAAATTTATTGATAGCGATTTTACTATCGCACAGCAGGGCGACGACCTTTTTCGCGTCACCAAACAAAACATACCAGCATCATTTTTAAAGCAACTGCATGACGAAAAACATGAGTCAAACGGCGTTACAGCTAGTGGCGAAATGGTCAAGCTCGCAAGCATACCTGTGGCGGTAGTCGAACACATGCAACGCGAAGGCATTGACGTTTATAAAGCGCCTGTAAAGGACATTATTAAGTGGCTTAATAATCATGACATGGATGGATTTTTAACGAGCACTAAGAGATTATAATGGCCACTTTTGCAGACCTAAAAACAGACGTAATTAACTTAATTAACAGAACAGACTGCACCGATACACTTGCAGGCACTTTTGTAAATCAAGCTGTTCGAAATATTGCGCGGACTCTGCGTATCCCATCGCTAGAGTCAAAATACACGGCAATTGTGGGTACTTCAGCGCAAACAGTCTTCAACACGACAACACAAGAATTATCAATACCAGGCGACTTTTTAGAAACTGTTTATTTGTATACAGATGATCGTATTTTACAAAGAGTGCCTTTGCGACAATTTATTGAACTTACGGGATCTGTGCCGTCTAGTGGTAAGCCTCGTTATTACACAAGAATCCAAAACAACTTTGTAGTTAAGCCTGCGCCTGACGCAGGAACTATAATTAACCTAATTTATCACAGCGATCCGGCCGTGCTTACAACCAATACAGGCACAAACGTTTTGTCAATCATTGCACCTGATCTCGTTGTTTATGGCGCATTGTTATATGCATGCGACTACTTTAACGATCAACGCAAAGAAGAATTTGGCAAGACATACGCTGGTATTTATCAAGCTGTTGAAGACCTAAATAATTCTACAGATATGGCAACGAGTGACTCAGCTATACAACCCAGCTTTAGCTACGAACCAGATCTTTTTAACTAAGGTACAAAAATGTCAAAAAGTAGTGTGTTTCAGTCGGTATCCGTGACTGAAAGTGATCTGCCGAATCTCCTTACGCAAGTACAAACTAGTAAAACTGATGCGGCAAACTCGGCTGCTGCCGCGGCAACATCCGCTGCGTCAGTAGCAACTGCTGCCTCACAAGCTGCAACTGAGGCATCTAATGCAAGCAATGAAGCAACCGCTGCTGCCAACTCGGCAACTGCCGCTGCTGGCTCTGCTTCAGCAGCTGCAACATCAGAAACTAACGCCAGTGCTCATGTAACATCGGCGAGCAACCATGTCTCTAGTGCAGCAACTTCGGCAACATCTGCAACAAATAGTCAGTCGGCGGCAAATGTATCGGCAACTAACGCTGCTACTTCTGAAACGAACGCTGCCACATCGGCGACCAACGCTGCCACATCGGCGACCAACGCTGCTACGTCTGAAACAAATGCAGCAACGTCTGCTAATTCAGCTGCGACATCGGTAACTAACGCACAAGCGGAAGTAACTAACGCACAAACCGAAGTTACTAACGCAACAAACCAAGCAAACGCTGCTGCAACTTCTGCCGCGGCAGCCTCTAGCTCGGCGTCTGCAGCATCTACATCGGAAACAAATGCACAAACACATTCAAATACTGCGTCAGGTCACGCAACTTCAGCGTCAACGCAGGCAACAAATGCTGCTACCTCTGCGACAAACGCCGCAACCGCAGAAACTAACGCCGGAACACAAGCAACGAACGCAGGAACTTCAGCAACCGCCGCAGCAGGCTCGGCAACAAACGCCGCAACAGCACAAACAGCAGCAGAGTCCGCACGAGACTCAGCGCTAGCAGCTTTTGACTCATTCGATGACCGCTATTTAGGATCAAAGACAAGCGATCCGAGCAACGACAACGACGGAAACACTCTTGTTGCCGGCACGCTTTATTTTAATAGCAGCACAAGCACAATGATGCTTTACACAGGCTCGGCTTGGGTAGCCGCCTATGTCAGCGGTGGCAGCTTTGCTGCTCTATCCGGAGCAACCTTTACTGGTGATGTGACAGTCCCTAACCTTATTACAGCGGGTAATGTGGATGGTCGTGATGTCTCAGCCGATGGCACGAAACTGGATGGAGTTGCGACTGGCGCAACCGCTGTCTCAAGCCTGACCGATCTTAGTATATCTGACGGAACAAATGGTCAGGCTTTGAAAACCGATGGCGCGGGCAATTTCTCCTTTGGTGACGTAGCAAGCAGCACTGCCTTTGCTGACGTTACAGGTAAGCCAACCACCATCGCTGGATATGGCATCACAGATGCTTTTGATGGTAATACCTCAAGTCTTACTGGCGGGAACTTTAGCTCTTCGTCAAACTTCCAATTCTTAAATGGTGGCGCAGCGCAAAATGTTTTAGCGCGGTCTGTCTACGCCGGAACATCTTATTCCGCGGCGACTGCTAACGCTGGCGAAATGGACGCGCTGAATGGCTATAGAGTGGCTGGCACAAGTGTCATTGACACGAATAGATACATATATGCACCTAGGTTTTATCCAGGTGACGGAAACGACGGTTATTTCTATAGTGACACTAATGGTCGTACAGCTTTCACCGGCGGTGACTTTTACATTAAAGCAGATGTGGGTAACACCTACCTTTACGCCACTAATACCTATTTAGGTTCTTCCTCTGGCGATACCACTCACCTTCGTGGCAACACCTTGAGCCACGATGGGTTTACTTTTAACGCCAGCGGTGACCTCAGCACATCACGGGACATTGTTTCCTCTGCGCGAAGCAGAGGCAACTTTGGTACTTATAGTTCGCATCTTACAGACCATATTTGGGGGATGGGTACGGCGTACCGCAACCATGCTTCGGGAACAAACTTTGGAAACCTTTACGGATTAGCATACAAGCACACCAACAACGGTACCGGCGGGACTATGGCCGGTGGACACATGATGGTTTGGTGTCAAAACGGCGGCGGTACAGCCGCAATGGGTTCCAACATTTGGACTTCAGGCAATGTCACAGCCTATTCAGATATTCGCGTCAAAACCAATATTGAGCAAATTCCCGATGCTCTCGATAAAGTTTGTCAGTTAAGCGGATACACCTTTGACCGAACCGATGTGAGTTTTGACGATGAAGGAACACCCGACAGGCCAATTCGTCAAACAGGTGTTATCGCTCAAGAAGTTTTAGAGGTTTTACCAGAAGCCGTAACTGGAGATGAAGAGGGTCATTACTCCGTCGCTTACGGAAATATGGTTGGTCTGCTGATTGAAGCCATCAAAGACCTAAAAGCAGAAGTCGAAGAACTGAAATCTGCGTGCTGCGGGTGCCAATCATGACTTTGCAATCCAGTGGCACAATATCTTTGTCTCAACTTCAAGGCGAATATGGCGGATCGAATCCAATATCGTTGAGCGAGTATTACAGAAACGGCAGTTTGGTACCAAATGCACTTACGTCGAGTTCAACTGGCCCCGGCGCGTACACGGCCTATCAATATAATGTGAATTCATATTATTGGAGTACGTTTGTTTTTGGGTCTATTCGGTGGAACAACAGCACCATTACGTCCAACAACACAGGCATCTCTTATAACAGCACCACTTTTAGTATTGGCGGATATGATTATCAACGTGGAACCTATGTTCAGAGCATAACAAGCGGCTCCGGCAAATCGACTGCCACTGTAGCTTATTATCGAGTACGGCGCAGACAGTCTTCAGTCACAACTACGACTAGCACCCCAGTAAACCAAAGCGTTCCGACGTCCGGCCAAATTAGTCTTTCGCAATTTTACGGGGGTAGGAAAACATGAGTTTTAGCATTGATAAAACTTCAAACACGCTATCCCGCGCAGAGTTTGATCGGCTGTTTGATGAGGCATTTTATTATATGTCGCACGAACGCCAGCGTCTTGGCGACAATATGCGCGAAGACATCTGGCTACAATTCGAGCGCGAGGATGCTTTCACACATCGCTACCTTGTCGATGATTATCTTGTTGGAGCTGCCGCGTTGATGGAGCTCGATATTTTGTACGAAGGCCAACCAGAAAGATGGGCATGGTATGTAACTCCGCTGTACGGCGAGACCCAAGCCGGCTCACGAAGCTGGTGGTATTCCGAAGAGTTTGCAAAGCAAGCGCGCGCGTTTTGTGATGACGATGGCTTTGACAAGCTCCTTGCAATTTTTAATCCGGGCAGTCCAGCCGCTCTTGCGGCGGAAGCGACATGGGGGCAGCGGTGGGGCAGCCGCCAATACTTTGAAAAACCTCTAGTTAAAACGATGCAAGAAACTTTCGGTGACGCACGAGATAAAATTAGTAACCCAGATACAATGCGTTGTTTCGTTATAGGTAAATACAGTGCTTGATCCATTATTTATCAAACCAAGCCGACTAACTTGGGTTTTACATCTAATTTGGTTTTTTAGGAGTAAACTCGAATGGAAATAACACCAATTATGTTTTGGAACGTAATTCTTACTTTAGTTATCGCACCAGCTCTATGGACTGCGCGGTCACTTATTGCTGAAGTAAAACGTATCGACATACTACTCAACAGGACCCGCGAAGACTTCGCGACTAAAGAAGAGCTACGTGAAGACATCGATAGAGTGCTTGAAGCACTTCATCGAGTAGAAGATAAATTAGATCGAGTATTAAGCAGGTAAAAAATGGATCCAATTAGTGGCGGACTTGCTGGTCTCGCACTAGTTCAAAAATCTGTAGAATTTATAAAGTCGAATATTAATACAGTAAATGACATACGCGACATAGCCAGCACGATAGACTCTGCGTTTGCCGGCGAAAAACAAATACAAAAAGAACGCTTCGGCACAAAATCCGTAATCGGCCAACACAAAGATGCAGCTACTTCAGTTATTGATGCGAAGCTAGCACAGGAACAACTCCACGAACTTTCAATACTAATCGATAATCGTTTTGGTTTCGGCACGTGGAGGCAAATAATTAACGAAAGAGCAAAGCGCATTGCAGACGAAAAAGAAGCCGTGCGCGCAGCAAAAGCAAAGAAAAAGAAGGAACGAGAACAATTTCAGGAAACACTAAAAATTTTAACAATGTCCGTAGGCGGCGCCCTAATCGTAGCTTTCGTCCTGATCTTAGTTATCGTTACATAAAGGACGCTATGAATATTGACACACTAATAAAAGACCTTCGTAGACACGAAGGTATGAGAAATTATCCATACAAGTGTTCAGCCGACAAGTTAACTATCGGCATTGGTAGAAACATTGAAGACATCGGCATATCGGATGATGAAGCAGATTATATGCTTAAAAACGATATAGCTCGTGTTCAGGAAGATTTAGATCGTAATGTTTTATATTGGCGAGAGTTTCCTGAGCCAGTTCAGCGTGCTCTAGCAAATTTTGTATTTAATGTGGGTATTACGCGTGCACTACGATTTAAACGCATGTGGTCCGCACTTCAACAGTTTGACTTTGAGACTGCAGCCGAAGAACTTTTAGATAGCAAATACGCAACACAGGTTGGCACACGAGCAAACGAGTTAGCTAATTTAATACGAGGTGCAAAATGATACAGGCGCTTTTAGGTGTCGCTGGCAACATCGCTGGTGCATATATGGAAACTCGTCGCATAAAAACTGAAGCTAAAAGCAGAATTAACGAAGCTAAGACGATTGCAAAAATAAGAAAAATTGAGCACGAGGCTACTGCAGCTGCTGACTACGATGTCGAAGCGCTGCGCCAAACACAGTATAGCTGGAAAGACGAAGTAGCCCTTGTCGTCGTGCTAGCGCCTTTTGTCGGCAGCTTTCTGCCGTGGACACAAGAATACGTTGCACAAGGCTGGAAGCATTTAAATGAGCACGCGCCGAGTTGGTACACTTATGCCTTTTTAGGCGCTATAGGCGCGAGTATGGGCATCCGCTGGGCTGTTTCACAGTTTGGACGCAAATAATATACTCATCCCTTTTCAGACGCAAAAAACACTGATTCATGGTTCACATACCGTGGACCGGTGTTTTTTGATTTCAAGGAAAGGAACGAAAAATGAAACTGTCGGAACTTAACGACAAATCAATCGAACCTTTGTGGAAGGACTGCAAAGGTGTTGATATTTTTAAGTCACAACTTAGACGTGTTGTTCAATATCTAAATGATCCAGAGATCAATGATATTAATACGGAGATGATTGACGAACTTACAAAGAAGTTAGAAAATACCATCTCGCATAAAGGCACGCCGCTCACTAACAGTACGATTAATCGTAACTTAAGTGTGCTGCACAGCGTGCTTGATTATGCGCACAAACGTGAGTGGCTTTTAAAAAAGCCGCACTTTAGTTGGAAAACTGAAAACCAGCACAGAGTGCGTTGGCTTACGGATGTAGAGGAGCGTAACCTTTTACAAGTTATGCAAGAGCGAATTAATAAATGCTCAAATCCTAGAAAACTGCACATGTACGAGCAAGCTCGCGCAGCAGTCATTATCTTGATTGATACTGGCTTGAGGCGGGGGGAGCTATTAAATTTGCAACCTGACAACATCGATGGAGACTGGTTACGTCTCTGGAAAACCAAAACAGGTAAACCGCGGTCAGTCCCTATGACCCCGCGAGCAAAGGCTCTTATAAACGAGTTTGTGCCGTTCGACATAGAAGACTGGCGTCTATATTATTTTTGGTGTCGTGCCAAAAAGGACATTGGTCTTGAAAATGACGAACAATTTGTGCTGCACATGTTAAGACATAGCTGTGCTACTCGCTTGCTGCGCAAGACGAAAAACATCGCTATGGTGCAAAAAATGTTAGGTCATTCAAAAATTCAAACAACGCTACGTTATGCGCATATTGATGATGATGACCTTTATGATGCGGTGAACTCCTAATTATGAATTAGGTATCACGGTGGCGCCACGGTATCCAAAGTAAACGTAAAGTTTTACAGCTGGATAGAGTACTTGACTACGAATCAAGGGGTCGGGAGTTCGAATCTTCCCCGGTGCGCCACCTCTCGCTATCATCAGACAGTTTCAGATCACACCACTAGATAGTCGCACTATATATCGGCTTTAGTGCAGTCTTGAATTTATATACGAAGTAACGACAAATTGATGCAGTGGCGTCAATATGCCGCTGGCTTTTGTATGCGCTAAAAAGCCGCTCTTTAGTGAACACTAGTCATTATTCTCAATTTTGGGGGCAAACATGCTGACTGAAGATCTAATGCTGGAGGACGGTGCGGAAAGGTACCGAAAACAGCAAGAACAAATTAAAGCTGCAGGTATCTTAGGATCCGTAGAAACTAAACTAACTGCAGCGACAATGAGAGAGGTATGTAGATGCATCGAACAAGACTTAGCATTTACAACACCAATAAATAAAAAACCATTTTGGTTTTATCCGCTTAAGACTTTAGATAATGGAGTGTCGGCGTACATAGGCTTAAACCAAGCATTTACAGCTATTGGTCAAGACACAGATGTAACGAATACATGTATTCAAATTGGAAAGCAAGTTGCCATAGAGCTATGGGCTTTAGATCTAAAAGCAAAAGACGAAGCTCTTTTTAAAAGAATTTTCCGTATGGCAACGAAAAACCATAATTCGCAAAAACATAGACTCAAAGCTATGTCAGCTGTCGCTGGGCGCGAAGGTTATCCGAGAGAAATTTGGGAGCCAGAGCAAAATATCAACGTAGGATCTGCGGTACTTAACGCAGTAATTCGCGGATCAGGCTTATTTGAAATCTATGATAAGCCTAAAAAACAATATTTTGCAAAGGCGTTAGGTCTTACTGAAACTGGTCAGCGATTAGTTGCTGACTTAGGCGATCAAGCACAATGGATGTATCCGTGTTTCAGACCAATGTTAGCTAAGCCGAAGGCTTGGGTAGACTTTGACACCGGCGCATATCATGATCCGCGAGTAAGTTCACTTGTACCTATGGTGCGAAAAGCAAGCAAAGATCAGCAAACGTTGATTCAAAGTCGTTTGGCCTCGGGAAATTTAGATCGTGTCTTAAAAGCCCTTAACTTAATTCAAAACACAGCTTTTAAGATTAATACGGAAATTCTTGATGTTGTAATTCAAAGTTACGATGAACAGGCAAAAATAGCTAAATTTCCAAAAGCACGAAAAATTAAGGTCGAGAAAAAGACTGATAATTGGGATGTCCTTGACTACGAAGAACGCAAGCACATTAAAAAACAACGAGAAGCAGTAATACTGCAAAACCGTGCAGTCGATGCTGACATGGTTAATTTTCGTGCTGATATTGAAATTGCTAAAGAATTATCGAAGCACGATAAGTTTTATCTGCCTCATAATTTGGATTTTCGTGGTCGTGTATATCCTATACCGTCATTCAACCATCAACGAGCAGACTTTGTAAGGTCGCTGTTCTTGTTTGCCAAAGGCAAAAAATTAGGACCAGACGGGTCTTATTGGCTAGCGGTTCATGTCGCTAATTGCGGCGATTTTGACAAGATTAGTAAAAAATCTTTTGATGAACGCGTGGCGTGGGTAAACCAAAATCAAAATTTAATTTATGCAATTGCAAGAAAACCAGGCTTAACGAAAAAGTTTTGGCACAACGCTGATAAACCGTTTTGCTTTCTTGCAGCATGCATGGAATTTGCTCGATATATGGAAGAAGGCGATGACTACGTTTGTCACTTGCCTCCAGCGATGGATGGAGCAAACAGCGGCGTGCAACACTATAGCGCCGCACTTAGAGACCGCCAAGCCGGTCGGCTCGTAAATCTTACAGATGAAGAGCAACCACAAGACGTATACCAAGAAGTGGCAGACTTGGTGAACGAAACCATTAACAATGATTTCGAACACCCAGAAGCCGAGCAATGGTTACAATATGGTGTAACTCGTAAAGTTGTTAAGCGTAATGTTATGACATTTGCTTACTCAAGCGAGCAGTTTGGATTTAGAAAGCAAATTATCGAAGACTTAATGGAGCCTCTACGTAAAGATGTTCTTGAAGGTACACTCGATGCACATCCTTTCGGTGATGACAACGGATCAAGAGCAGCAGGTTACCTCGCAGGTCGAGTATGGCGTTCTGTTACTGATGTTGTTGAAAAAGCTGCCGAAGGTATGAAGTTCATACAAAATTGCGCTGCAGTGCTAGCACACGAGCGTAAGCCTTTAATATGGACTTCGCCTATAGGCTTACCTGTCGTGCACCACTATGAAACGTGGGACATAAACAGGGTACGTATATTTTTATACGACAAGGACATTATTCCTTCGGAAGCAAGTAAAAATAGCAAGGTCAACAAAGACGGCGACGTCTACAATTGCATCATGCTTAATTTACGAAGTAAGCCTACAGGTAAGATTGATAAAACGAAGCAACGCAATGCTGCTGCGCCAAATTTTATCCATTCGCTAGACGCCTCGCACTTAATGTACAGCGTGTTAGCGGCACACGAGGATCACGGCATAAATGATTTTATGTTGATCCACGATAGTTTTGCTACGCATTGCAACGAAACAGCACAATTTGGTCACGTTATTCGTGAACAGTTTGTTGCTATGTACGAGCAATACGATGTTTTCCAAGATTTGTACGATGGATGTTTTCAAGCAGTAGCTAGTGATGCCACCGATAAATTAACAATGCCACCTCAAAAAGGCGATTTGGACATTGGGGAAGTAATACGAAGCAAATACGCATTTAGCTAAAAACAAAACAAAGGAAAGCTAATGTTTCAAGATGAGCGCGAGCAGCTCATCAATAAGGCTGTTCGCCTAATTCACGAAAATGCAGCGATTCCACTTGATTTGTTAGCCGAGCTGGACAGGTACGGGGTTCTCCTCTCCGATCTGTTCAGCGAGGCAGCAAGTTCTGTGACTCGTTGTGACTTACAATAACAATAAAAAAAGGTAGGCAAATGAGTAAAACTCAAATTGTTACGCCAAAAGGCACGGCACAGTGGCCTTGGCTCATCAATCCTGACACCAAGTTTGATGACAACGGAAAATACAAAACAGATATTTTATTTTCTAAAGACGATGCAAAAGATCTCATGACAAAGTGCAAGGAATTGTTTCTTGACGAGTTTGGAGAAACAAGTATCAAGGCTGCTAAGTGGCCTTTTTCCGTCGATGAAGAAAGCGGCGGAGTACGGTTTAGAGCTAAATCAAGTAATAAACCAGCCTTGTTCGATAGCCAAGGCCAAGTGATTAAGGGCAACCTTAACGTTGGCACTGGGTCGACAATTAAAGTTGCAGGTGTGCTGTCTACGTACAGCGCAGGCGGCAACACAGGTGTCACAATGTACTTAAATGCAGTGCAAGTTATAGACTTAGTAGAGTTCGGATCAAATGCGTTTTCAGCTGAAGACGGTGGATACGTACACACTGAGCAACAGGTTAACGGAAGCGATGAGCAAACCGACGACCCATTCGCAGACTTTTAAGTTTATTAAATTTGCGAACGGCTACAGATCGGGCTTAGAGGCTAACGTTGCAGAGCAATTGGTAGAAGCCGGTATAGACTTCGAATATGAGACGCAAAAGATCTCATACTGCATTGACGCAAAATACATACCGGATTTTATTTTGCCTAATCGAATTATTGTTGAGTGCAAAGGCAGATTTACGTCAGAAGATCGACGCAAAATGCGCCTGGTTAAAGAGCAAAACCCAGAACTAGACATACGTTTTGTGTTTACTCGCAGCAGCTCAAAAATAAATAAAGGCTCTAAAACAACCTATGCCGATTGGTGTAGCCGTTACGGATTTAAGTACTCAGATAAATTAATTCCAAAGGAATGGTTAAATGAAGAAAACGAACAACCTAGTTGACCACCTTAAACGAGGTAAAAAGGTAACGCGTATTATTGCGATGCACGAGTTCGATGTTCAAAACCTGACAGCTATGATTAGCAAATTACGTCAGCGTGGCATGGACATCAAACGCAACGAAAGAGTTGACACTCGTGGTACCAGATATAGCGAATACTTTTTAGCGTAAGGAGAGAAGCGCAAGGGATCGGCTTAGGCCGGTCCCTTTTTTCTTTAATAATAATAATGATAAATACAAACACGGTATGGCAGCGAGCGCTCATGCAGACGCTGCAGCAATATGAGCACATATCAAAGCCTAGAGGTTTTGAGGTGCGTGAAGTCCTCGGTTACAACTACAGAACCGATTTGGAAAAACCAATAATAGGTATTGAAGAACGTAAATTAAATTATTCATTTATGTTCGCAGAAGCACACTGGATCAATAGCGGTTCAAACAACTACGATTACATAACTAAATATTTGCGAGACTACGGCAAATATTCAGACGATAAATACACATACAATGGCGCTTATGGTCCAAAAGTAATTGACCAAATTAGCTGGGCAGCCGCCGAGCTAGCTAACGATAAAGACTCGCGCAGAGCTTATATCAACATTTGGCGAGAGCGCCCTGGCGAGTCTGCTGACATACCGTGTACGTGCGGTGTTCAGTTTATAATTCGAGCAGGTAAATTAAACGTATTAGTCAACATGCGCAGCCAAGACGTTGTTTTCGGCATGCCTTACGACATCTTTACGTTTTCTACACTAGCCTATCATATGCAAATGTTACTCTGGACGCACCACGACATTGGTGTTCGTCTTGGTCGGCTTTATGTAAGAGCTGGATCGATGCATATTTATGAGCGGCATTATGAAGACGCCGCACTATGGATAAAGGCACCTCAAAACAACAATAATGAAGCAGAGGCAGCACTCAATGCGGCGCGCGACACAGTACACCCAAATATTTTTATAAGTAATTTGGACGCCGCTGCAGCTGATTTACAATGATTATTATCGAAGGTCCAGACTGCACTGGTAAAACGACTTTAGCAAAAAAATTTGGCGGTCAGTATTTTCACTGTTCTTATGGTGATCGATGGGACATTGAAACGTACCATAGACTTATTGCTCATACGGCAGGGAAATTAGAACAAATCGCGAACGTTCCTTGTGTGATTGATAGGCTATGCTTAAGCGAAGCTGTTTATGGATCGCGCTTTCGTGGTGGTCCGTCATACGACACAAAAGAATTAATGAGCGAAATTATTGCAGCTTACAATCCTACGTTGATTTTATGCACAGCTGATCCGCACGAAGAATACAACAAAATAAAACGGGCTGAAATGTTTGAAACAGTTGATGGCTTATCAGAGCTTTATCAGTCGCACGTAGCCACAGGCAAATACGGCAAATGGTGGACATATGACTACCGTCAACAAGATTCTCGCGAATTTATAAAAACAATAAACGGAGTGAACAATGAGCACGATAGTAGCTGACATTTACGCGCTGCAAGCTAAATACGGTTTTCAAAAAGAAAAACTAACACTCGACAAGCTGCATTTGCGTTACGACATGATGAAAGAAGAATTAGGCGAATATGAAAGCGCCTTAGAATTTGGCAACCCAGAAGAAGCCGTAGACGCACTTATCGATTTAACAGTTTTTGCTTTAGGCACACTCGCCATTGCCGGCGTTGATATACAGCAGGCGTGGGACGAAGTGCACGATGCAAACATGTCAAAAATAAGAGGCATTAAACCTACACGTCCAGACACTGGAGGTTGGGATTTAATAAAGCCCGAAGATTGGAGAGCACCAGATCATGACGGAAACACAGGATTCATCGACGACGCATTTTTTGAAACACGTTCCATGTGAAGCGTGCGGTAGCAGCGACGCAAATTCTTTGTATTCGGACGGTCACACTTACTGTTTTTCTTGTCACACATACAGAGGGAACGAAGATGAAGCACAACAAATATGCGAAGGCACTATGTTCGAAGATATACAGAAAACGAGTAGTACGCAGCACGAAAACTTATACGCGCAAGGGGAAACGCGCCCGCTTAAAGCAAGAGGTGTTACGGCAGATACAGCCCGTCACTTTGGCTATCGAGTGGGTGCGTCAAGACATCTCGCGCCTTATTACCGTAACGGAAAAATGGTTGCTGTCAAAACGCGTGGTCAAAACAAAGACTTCTCAATTGTCGGAGATGGCACAAATTTGCCTTTCTTCGGTCAGCAAATTCAAAACAAAGGTAAAAGACTTTTTGTCTGTGAAGGCGAAATAGATGCCATGAGCCTAAGCCAAGTTTTAGGTAATAAATGGCCTGTTGTAAGTGTTCCAGGGGGCGCCCAAAGTGCAGCTAAGGCTGTGAGGCGTGAACTAGAATGGCTGCAACGGTTTAATGAAGTTGTCTTCATGTTTGACAACGACGAGCCTGGGCGCACTGCTGCAAAAGAGTGCGCCGAAGTGCTCGAACCTGGCAAAGCACACATCGCTAGTTTCGAACTTAAAGATGCTAACGACATGCTTAAAGCCGGTCGTATTAAAGATCTGGTCACTGCCGCGTGGAACGCACCGCAGTACAGACCAGACGGCATAATCGCTGCCAATAATACATGGGAAGTGGTGAGCAGCAAGGAAGCAGCGCCTTGCATCGAGTACCCTTTCGACAAGCTAAATAACATAACAAGAGGCTTGCGACAGGGCGAATTAGTAACGGTCACGGCAGGATCTGGGATTGGCAAGTCCGCCTTCGTCCGTGAATGCGCTCACCATCTTCTAACACACGGAGAAAAAGTTGGATATATTGCACTTGAAGAAAGCGTCAAACGATCTGCGTTGGGACTTATTGGCATTGAACTCAATAAGCTGCTCCACACGCAGGAACACAAGGTCGAAGACAAGGAACTTAAAGCTGCCTTTAATAAAGTTTTCAAAAACGAAAACTGCTATTTTTACGATAGTTTTGGCAGCTGCAGTATTGATAACATAATTAATAAGATCCGTTATCTTGCTAAAGGTCTCGATTGCAAATGGATCATACTTGACCACATTTCGATTGTAGTAAGTGGGCTAGACATAGCCGATGAGCGCAAAGCTATCGATGTTTGCATGACACGGCTGCGCACACTTGTTGAAGAGACAGGGGTGGGCCTGCTGTTAGTGAGTCATCTGAGGCGACCTGAAGGCAATAAAGGCTTTGAGGATGGTCTTCAGGTGTCTTTAAACAGCCTCCGAGGCAGTCATAGCATTGGTCAGTTATCAGACCTTGTTATTGCTTTAGAACGCGACCAACAATCAAACGAAAAAAACAGAACAATAGTACGCGTCGTTAAAAACAGATTTACAGGCGACACTGGCGTCGGCACAGAGCTTACTTACAGCCAAGACACAGGTCGTTTGCGAGAATATGTGTTCGATGACTCCGTACCATTTTAACGGAGAGCATCATGAGATTAGTTTTCGACATTGAGACAGACAATTTTGTCGACTCAATGACAAAAATCCATTGCATTGCCGTACAAGATTTAGACTCGGATTTTACTAAAAGCTACAAGCCAGACGAAATAGATGAAGCTATTAACACGTTAGCAAATGCTGATGTGCTTATCGGCCACAACATCATCGGCTTTGACTTAAAAGCTATTAAGAAAATTTATCCTGATTTTGTCGAAAAAAATGTGATCGACACACTAGTTATTTCGCGCCTTGTTTATTCAGGCTTGAAAGACAAAGACTTTATAGATCGGCATGACGGCATGCCTCTGAAGCTGTATGGAAGCCATAGTTTGAAAGCATGGGGCCATAGGCTATCAGAATATAAAGATGAATATGAAGGCGGCTTTGAAGAGTACAACGAAGACATGCTCAAATATATGGAGCAGGACGTAGTCGTTACTCGCAAGTTGTACGATAACTTAATTGAAAAACAGCCTGCGAAACATGCGCTGCGCGTCGAACATGACATTGCTTATGTTTGTGCGGACATCGAAGAAACAGGTTTTGTATTTGACAAAAAAGCAGCCGCAGAACTTTACGGGGAATTAAGCCAAAAGCGCGACGAGATCAGCAATAAAATGGCTGAGACGTTTGAACCAAAAGTTATTCAACTAAAAACTAAAACGAAAGTAATACCGTTTAATCCGTCATCACGGCAGCAAATCGCTGATGCACTCATTAACAAATACAATTGGAAGCCGAAGCATTTAACGCCAAAAGGCAGTCCAAAAATTGATGAGAACATACTCAACGATCTTGATTATCCGGAAGCACAGATGCTTTCCGAATATTTCATGTTGGAAAAACGTTTAGCAATGTTGGCAGACGGCGACCAAGGCTATTTAAAGCTGGTCGACAAAAACAACTTACTTCGAGGAAGGTACATACCAAATGGTGCAGTCTCTGGACGAGCAACTCATTTCGGACCAAACATGGCACAGGTGCCAAGCATGCGGTTGCCGTTCGGCAAAGAAATTCGCAGCTGCTTTACCGTGCCCGCTGGTTGGCGACTCGTCGGTGTTGACCTGTCTGGTCTCGAACTCAGATGCTTGGCACATTATGCAAGCCATTGGGACAATGGAGCATATACAAAAGCCGTGCTAACCGGCGACATTCACACTAGCAACCAAGAAGCAGCAGGCTTGCCAACTCGTGATAGTGCGAAGACATTTATTTATTCGCTTATTTACGGCGCAGGCGATGCAAAGCTAGGTGAAGTTATTGGCAAAGGTCGAGATGCGGGCAAGGCAATACGCGAAAAATTCTTCGCTAGCATGCCTGCAATTAAACAACTTAGAAACGCCGTAATAGAAAAATTCGAAACACAAAACCACTTACTTGGCCTAGACGAGCGCAAGCTCTTCCCACGCAGTTCGCATAGTGCACTCAACATTTTATTGCAAAGTGCGGGAGCCGTTATATCTAAACAATGGCTCATAAACGCGCGTAAAGACTTGAAAACACAGGGCTTTTCGCATGGTTGGGGCGCAGATTATGTGTTTAGTGCTTGGGTTCATGATGAAGTTCAAGTAGCGGTTCGTGAAGGAAAAGAAGAAGATGTCGGTAATATCATTAGAAGAAGCGCGCAAAAAGCGGGCGAAGACTTTGAATTCCGGTGCAGAATTGACGCCGACTTTAGTGTCGGACGCAGCTGGGCAACAACCCACTGACAATGATCGTCAAGCTATGGAGATACTTGGCAGAGCACATTTCGAAGGATTTACAACAAAAAGCGACGTAGCGCGAGAGCACGCAGATGTAGTTGCGATGCTAGCCTGCTGCGGTCTGATAACAACAGGTGTAGGCAACGATTGGACAAACTTTTGGAAGATTACACCCCCGGGGCTGCAGTTCTTGTGTGACGTTTTACAGGAAATAGACGATGAAAAAGAAGAGTAAAACACTGCTTGTCGATGGTGACATGGTGATTTTTCAAGCAGCTGCTGCATCAGAGGTCGAGGTGCGATGGACAGACGACGTCCACACGCTTCACTCAAAATTTGATGATGCAGTGGATCTGTTTGACAATTGGCGAAACAAAATGAATGACGTTTTTGAGTCAGACAATTTTATCTTCGCCTTTTCAGATAAAAGCAATTTTAGAAAAGAAGTCGATGAAACATATAAGAGCAACCGTAAAAAGAGTCGAAAGCCTCTGTGTTACTCTGCTCTTAAAGATTATGTTTGCGCTAAATACCGAGCGCACATTTGGCCTACTCTTGAGGCTGACGATATATTGGGGATACTTGCAACGTCGGATCAATACGAAGATAGCGTCATCATATCGGATGACAAAGATATGCTTAGTATTCCTGCGATGGTATATCGGCTTGATACTCTTCATAACATCGATCGTCCTACTGCCGATTATAATTTCTTTGTGCAGTGCGTTGTCGGTGATGCAACAGATGGTTACAAAGGCTGCCCAGGCATCGGTGCTAAACGCGCCGAAGCTATATTTGAAAGCGGTGCAGACTGGTCAAAAGTTGTGGCTGCTTACGATAAAGCTGGGCTTGATGAGTCAGCCGCACTTATACAGGCTAGGCTCGCACGCATACTCCGTAGCGAGGACTATGACGCTAAAAATAAAAAGGTGAAGCTATGGAAGCCGAAGAAGATAAAATCAAGCCAATAGAAGGCGAAAGACACGGCGATTTTCTACGTCGTCTGGCACGGGCTGCTAATCCAGATCGCAACAAACAAAAAAACACCGATCCGGTAAGCAGACCAGCTCATTATAATATCGGCGGCATAGAGCCAGCTGAGTTTATGGAAAGTATTGGTATTGCCGAAGACTATTATGCAGGCAATATCATAAAATATGCGTCACGTTATAAACGCAAGAACGGTGCCGAAGACATCAAAAAAGCAAAACAATACTGCAAAATGCTGATTGAGTTGTTGGAAAGTTCAGACGCAAATTAACACACTTATTGGGACTAAAGATCTCCATATCTTTAGTTTTGTCCGGGCTGCCTCAGGCTTCTGTCTGAGGCAGTTCGTACAGTTTGGCAGAGCGATGTGCATGTGGAGACTGGCACGCGTTTTGTCGGGGTGAAAATCCCCATACAAATAGGCCCCCTGTAGCAACTGTTGCAGGGGGCATTTTTTTAAGAGAGCGAATAATGACAAGAATGATAAAAAAAGTTACGCCAACACATACGTTTGATTGGTGGCTGAAGTGGTGTTCTACCGCTTTTATTATGATCGGGCTGTCGATACGTGCAGCCGACTATCACACCGTTTTAGACATGGCACTTACGCTCAATGGCACCATCGGATGGCTCATTGTAGCCATCATTTGGCATGACCGAGCACTAATGATTATGAACGCGGCAGCGGCTGCATTGCTCGTTATGGGCATACTAACTCGTTTATAAGCCGCACTTTAGACCCTAGGGTCCTACGGAAAACAACAACAATGACACTAAATAATAATCCCGAGACTCTGTATCAAGAGTTTATCCATAAATCGAGGTACGCAAAGTACCTAGAAGAACACCAAAGAAGAGAGCACTGGACCGAGACTGTCGATAGATACATTAAGTACATCAAGTCCCATGTGCCAAAATCAGTACACGAGCATGTCGATGAGGCACGCCAGTACATTGTCGCTAAAGAAGTAATGCCATCTATGCGTGCCTTAATGACCGCAGGTGAAGCATTAGATCGAGACAACACCTGTGGCTACAATTGCAGCTATTTACCAATCGATGACGTCAAAGCCTTCGATGAGACTATGTTTATTCTCATGTGTGGCACCGGCGTCGGCTTCAGTGTTGAGCGTCAATATGTAAGCAAGCTACCTGAGATCCCCGAGACACTCTATGACAATGACATCACTATTGTAGTGAGAGACAGCAAAGAGGGCTGGTCTAAAGCCTTCCGGCAGCTCATAGCACTGCTTTACAGCGGTGAGGTGCCTAAATGGGACACAAGCCGCGTAAGACCCGCAGGTGCACGTCTCAAAAAGTTTGGCGGCAGAGCCTCAGGACCTGAGCCGCTAGTCGAACTATTCGAATTTACAGTAAACCTATTTAAACAAGCCGCAGGACGTAAGCTAACCTCCGTCGAGTGCCATGACCTCATGTGCAAGATCGGCGAGGTCGTAGTGGTCGGCGGTGTCCGCAGGTCAGCAATGATTAGCCTGTCTAATCTGACCGATGATCGCATGCGCCATGCTAAGTCAGGCGAATGGTGGTCACAAAATGGCCAGCGCGCCTTAGCGAACAATAGCGTTTGTTATACCGAAAAACCTGATGTAGGCGCCTTTATGCGCGAGTGGGTATCACTATATGACTCACACTCTGGCGAACGAGGTATCTTCAATCGCGTTGCGTCTCAAAGGCAAGCTGAACAATTTGGCGGCAGAGATGCAAATTATGACTTCGGAACTAATCCGTGCAGCGAGATCATCTTGCGTCCGTATCAGTTCTGTAACCTCACCGAGGTCGTTATTCGGCCCGACGACACTAAAGATACTCTCAGAGATAAAGTTAGAGTCGCCAGTGTCCTCGGGTCAATTCAATCAACTTTTACAAACTTTCCGTACCTTCGGAAGATTTGGAAAAAGAACACAGAGGATGAGCGTCTGTTAGGTGTTTCACTTACCGGCATACTAGACAGCCCATTGACTGCTGGTCAGTCAGAGGCGGCGTCTAGGGAGCTCCCAGAGCTGCTTGAGTCACTTAGGGACGTTGCCCGCAAGACAAATAAGAAGATGGCCAAGGCACTCAAGATAAATGAGTCCGCTGCGATCACTTGCGTTAAACCGAGTGGCACAGTGTCTCAACTGGTCGACAGTGCGAGCGGTATCCATGCTCGTCATAGCAAGTATTACCTGCGGACTGTCCGGGGCGATAATAAAGATCCGCTTACACAGTTCTTAAAAGATGCGGGGGTGCCTGCGGAACCATGCGTCATGAAAGGTGATACAACAACGGTATTCACATTTCCTGTAAAAGCGCCTGAAGCGTGCATCACTAGACACGATATGACAGCTATGGAGCACTTAGAGCTCTGGAAGACATACCAGCTGCATTGGTGTGAGCATAAGCCGTCTATCACTGTGTCTGTTACCGAGGCTGAGTGGCCTGAGGTCGGTGCCTGGGTATGGAATAACTTTGACATCGTAAGTGGCATCAGTTTCTTGCCGTACGATGGCGGCACATATAGACAAGCGCCGTATCAGGAAACAGATCCTGACACATACAACGAATACAAGACAATTATGCCTACGACGATTAATTGGGAAGCTCTGGTTGAGCAGACTGATGAGACTGTCGGAAGCCAAGAGCTCGCCTGTGCAGCAGGGAGCTGCGAGATACAGTAATTGCAGCAGGGGGGTAGCCTAGTATCAAAACAAAATGATTTTGATTCCTAGGGTGCTCCCCTGTCATTCCTAGGCATACTCAAAAACAAAATGAAAGCCGTTTTCGCACGGCTCATTTTTCTATTAAAAAATTTTTCGTTTATATGAAAAAAAAGGCCGAGCTTTCGCTCAGCCTTTCTCGTTCTTGACCTCAACGTAGTTACAATTTTCGTCCTGCTCATATTTCGGAGCAGGTTTGCTTACATATTCCAAAACCTTTTGAAAGTCTTCTGTATTAAACTCCGGCGTGTCGATACGAAGACCGTTGCCGTAATTCTCAAAGACGATAACGCCAAATCTTTCCATCGGTTTCAATTCCCTTTTGTCAGGGTCAGGATGATCGATGAAAATTTGCCATCCATTAAATGAGTACGAAGGGCAAGCGTCGTTAGCAAAGCCTTCGTATACCCACGTTTTTGGAATTATATCGATAAAGTCAGATAAACATTCTTCGAAAAAAGTCATGACTTCACATCGTCCCAACACCAATCAGCATTTTTAAATGAATACATACCGTAAGGATTTGGATCAATAAGCGCTTCGATTACTTCAGACATAAATTCGTGAAGATTTTCGATTTGAGTTTCTTTCCAATCGTGTTTAGTCATATCTACCATACATTCGAACTCGTTAGTTTTGAGATCTTTAACAAACCTACGAAACTCTTCTTTGCCGAACATAGGCATCGCCCAGCCGTTCCAACGATATTTTGGATTATGCCAACCTTGGTAAGGTCGAACTGAACCAAAATCGTCGCCGCAAATAAACTGAGCTTTGACGTATCCATCAAATTTAAGCCTTTGTTTAACGAACTTATTCATGACAAACACCGTCATCATGAGCACGAATACGAGCAAGTAACTCTTTCATAGTTTCGTAAACTTCAGGCTTAGTAATCCTCATGGTTCGCCAATCGGCACCGTAAGGATCACCGCTGTTGACTACATGTCTAACGTACAAGTCGTGATACTTCTCGACTAATTCATCACGTGTTGTTCCGTCTTTATAATAATCCGAACCAACAGGGAATCGACCACATTCTGAAATCGTTGGATCTTTAATCCAATTACCTTCGTGGTCAAAACCTTCGACATCACTTGTTTCGAACATTTCAGCATCATCAGCATATGAAAACGGAAAATCCCCGCTTTGGTTTGCTCGAAACTTTTTAGATTTTTTATCACGCTCGCCAGCCATAACGCACCTCCTCGTCAGTGACATCCGAAACACAAGCACGCATAAATTTGTCGAGCTTAAATTGCGGATTATCGTCTACGAAATAAGATGCAAGATGACTTGCAAGATCGAGTTTATATTCGCGAGGCATATTAGCTTCTCGAATATGTTTCGATATATTGATAAAATGTTTTCGTGATAGACCCATATCAACCTCCATCGTTAGTTAAGTCCACTAAGGGTGAAAATTTGCGCTCGAAATAAACGAAAAAAAGAGGCGAGCCCGTCGGCCCGCCTCGTATGCGTGGTCTTGGGAGGGATTCACTCACGCATATTGTTTCGTGCAATAAATGCTAGAAACACAATTGAAAAAACGGTTAGTGCTATAGCGGCTACGACTAGCCACTTAATTAGTCTCACGTTGCGTCAGAAAGTATGAAGTCGTTGATTTCTTCGTCTGTGATGTCTGTCAACACACAGCCTTCGTCTAGCTCATCATCGTTGCAGCTAGCATTAACTTCAACATAACCGTCCATTTGCTGAACAATTTCGCTAACAATAAAATCATCGTCAAAATCAGTGCCCGGAGGCACTTTAATTGTAGCCGTGAAATTAACCGTAGCTTGACAATTAAGCTCGTGTGCACGCCACGTTGTTTTGTCAATAACAAACTGCTTGATTTCGGCAAAGGCACTTCCCAAGCTGTTATTGTGCACATTATTATCCCAAGCATTCTCGATTACTTCGAGAACTACTTCACCTACATCGGTAGGCCACTTAATTTCACTCATCGTCAACCTCATTTCGTACAAGTTTAATTACATGGCCGAAATTATTGTCGAACACTTTGAGTAAATGAGTATAGTCTGACGACATCATATCATTACTGATTTCCTCGATCTCATCTTGCGATAAGCCGAGTTGTCTGCCGTATGATCGTGCATGCCCGATAAGAGCAAACGCGTTGCCGTCAACACCGTTTAAGTTTAGTTCAATAGACATCGTTACCTCCATAGTAGTTAGTCCACTAAGGGCAAAAATTTGCGCTTGTAAGCAACGCACGTTTAAAATGAAAAAAAGGCCAGACTTACGTCCGGCCTTCTAATTCGAGTGCAATGACTATCAAGCATATTCGCTCGTACATTGTTAACTCTGTGTCGCCACCATCGACAACCTTACTGTCGCGTTGCTGCGATGGTAGATTTTCGATTTGGTGTTTGAGATCATACGCAATAATAAGATTACTGTTCATGATCGAGTATATTCCACGGGTCACCGTCTTCTACTTCGAGCTCATCCGGATCACCACTTACACAGTTCTTAAAAGTTCGTGGGTCCTTACCCTTTTCATATTCGGCATACTCGTTTGGTGTAAGATGTACGTAGTAAATAACTTGCACCATTAAAGACTTCGCCTTACTCATGATTTATCGCCATCTCCATGTAAAGTTTCCGACCATGAATAGCCGCAAGCTAAATCGCAACCGATGCTGTAAATATCGTCGTGACTTTTGCCGCGCATCAATAGCTTAACTATCTCGCGGGTCGTTAGCGGTGACGCTAAAAACCCGTAATACAGAAACCTTTGTTTGATATCGGTAACTTGTGACGCTAATACAGTATCGTTACTCATGATATTTTCGCCACTTTTGGAATTTTGACTATCGTTTTCTCTTTAATACGCTCTTGCGATTTAGCTTTCGCGTACTGCCAATCTACGCTGGCGTCACTCATAGCTTTGCTACGAGCATCATCTTCGTCTTTAGCAAAAACTTTAACATCGATGCGCTGCACTTCTTCGAAGCGCACAATAAAATTCGGCTTCTTAGACATTATCACGCCTCACTGTCATTCCGGTATTGATACCGTATTCGAGTGCATACATAAGTATGTTCTTGCGAAGCTGATCG